ACATGCAGTTTGGAAATCTTTTTCAAACAATTTATTCCAGCCTTCTTCAGTAGTAGGGATCTCTTCTCCAGGTATTATTTTATGACCATAGCCACCAGTATCAAAACCTTCCGAACACTTATAGACATCAACTCTATAGCCTTCGTGTTTCTTTATTCGTTCTTTTAGTTCCTCAAATGGCATCTACTTGTTTTTGTGTACAGAATCCTGATACATACAAATCTTTGTTTTCTCTGATACTGTATCTAAAGTTATCCACATGTGCAAGGCATTGTTGTACATTGTTAAACTCAACTTCTAGGGGTTCTACTACACAAGTGTTTTCAAGGGATGTTGTTAGTGATTGAACACAGAATATAATAACTACAAAAAACTTCATTTTATCTGGGTTATTATTAGTGCTAATAGGTTTGAGAATACAAGAAAACCTACAGACCACATGACTTTTTTAATCATACCCAGATCTTGCTCTATATGTTTGAGGTGATTAGATTTGATAATCTCGATATCCTTCTTTATTAACAGGATATCTTTTTCTAATTTATTTATTTTCTCCGACTGACTTGGCATTATCCATACTCTCTATTTTTTGTGATAGATTCAGATTCTTAAATTTATTAAGTTCTGTTGTTAGGTGCATATTCATTTCTTCTTCTTCAGTTAGTCTTAATATTTTTTTTGTTAGGTAAGTAATAAATATCTCTTGCTCATCAATTACCTTCTGTAATTTTGTTGTTTGCCTTTTATTGGCTCTGGCTTCTTTACGCCATTTATTTACTTCTTTCTCATGTTCAGTCATTACTTTACTTTACTCATTGATCTAATAAATTCAACACCTTGTACAGTTTCTATCTGTGCTTCTACTCGTACACATTCTATTCTTGCTGTATCAGATTGCATATTCCGTGTCATAATTCTTTTCTTTTCAAGACAATCTTTTACACCATCAGTAACAGTATGTTCAATCATAGTGCCACCAGAGAATAATAATAATGCTATAATTACTTTAGTTACCATTTGCTCTTACCTTATCTTTTAAATCTTCTATATCTTCAAGTGCTTTTTCCATATCGGTTTGTAATCTTTGTATATTAACTTTGTTATGGCTCATATCTTCTAAATCTTCAGATATACCATCTACTTGCTCAGATACAAACTCTAATAACATAAACTGCTCCTGGTCTACTGGAGTTTGGTCAGCAGCTTTTACAAGGTCAGCTTCAAATAGTGTTTGCCTGGTTTCGATAGTATTTAGTCTTTCTAAAATACCGAAATATGCCCATACAGCAGTTGCTACTGCACCTAGTAAACCTAAAAGATTTTTTATAGGTAAGCCTATTTCTGTCTTTTCAGATAGACTAGGCATTACCTACATACACATTCGCCATTACAATATTCACACATTGTTTACTCCTTTGGATTATCTGCTTTTATTTGTGCAATTCTAGCTTTCCAAGCATCCATATCTTTATAGATCTCATCAAGCTGATCGCCAATATCACCATATGCAGCTCTACGAGTAGCTCTTATGGTATTGTTGTTTTCTAATGTATCACCTTCAGATGAATATGTAGCAAGTTGGTCATCAGTTGGTTGTGCAATATCTAAGTTCCATTCTTTGATATATGGACCTTTGCCATCTGAATCATCTTGCAATAAAACATCTTTAGTAAAATCTACATCAGATACACCATTAGCTTCTGCGTAAAGTTTTATTGTAGTTGATAGTTGTGCCATTTGTTTTTCCTTTCTTTGTTATGATATTAACCTATGTATTCCTAACCATTGTTCATTAGGATCTGTTCCAAGACTTCCTCCTCCTCCATTGTCTAATCTTCCAAAAATTTCAACATAATCACCAGCACTTAGATTAACAAAACTGCTTATTTCTAGTCCAGCATAATATGTAATATTAGATGCTAAAACTCTACTAATTGAACCATTAACATAAATATGACCTCTTAATCTTCTATCAGCAGTACCAGCATATTTTACTGCACAATGTATAAAATATTTACCACCTTTTCCTGTTGGAACTGTCCATCTTGAATTAGTAGAACTCCAACCACTATCTGTATCTATTTCTGGTGTATCCCATACAGTTAATTTTGTGTTTGTATCAGCCGATACTGATAACGCACTACCAGTTGCTCTAATAAAAAACATAGGTTCGTTATCTACAGCTACAGCACTAGGCAAAGTAGTAATTGATGTTAAAGAATTATTATTTAAACGAGTTATTGCCATGTTATGCTCCTATTAACCTATATCCAGCAAAATATGTTCCAAAACTAGCACTTATATCTCCACCACTATCTGAATAAACTCTAACTCTAAAATTATCAGAACTGCCATTAGCTTCTAAAATACCACCAGTATAAGTTTGATCGTAGTTAAAAGGTCTATCATTTTGAAAAATTACATTAGGAAATGTATAGCTTGATGTTCCTTGTTCATTTTTTTCTATTCGTATTTGAAAGTTTGATACACCTTGAACTTCTTGCCTCCATTTTGCCATAAGCATATATTTACCAGCAACATTTGGTGTGAATTTATATGTGCTTGTGTCGTAACAGTTACCAGTATCATAAAGTTCTGTATTACAAGCAAGAACTGTTTGTGTTGCTCCTGAAATAGTTTGTGCAGAACTTACATAAGCTAAGAATGATGGAGTATTCTCACCACCTATATTGTTAGTAGTAATAGTTCCTGATCCATTAGATATTAATAGGTTGTTTCCACCTACATCTTGTATTGTGTTTACTTTAATTATTGATGTCATGTTATACTCCTATTACCTTTGATATTGAAAATGCAGTAAATTCAGAATAACAAGTGCTATTAGATCCAGAGTTCTGATATACATATAATTCTAAATAATCATTTGCTGTAAAATTAAATATGTAACTACGACCAACTGTAATCTCAATATTATTTTGAGAATAGCTCCTAGCAAAACTTTCGTTATTGCTTGAACCATTTTTATATATTCTAGCTTGACAATATTCTCCCTCATCTAATCCAGAAATATACGCTAAATAGTTTACCTGATATTTGCCAGTAGTCGGTATTGTATATTTGTAATTACTACTATCAAATCCACTATCTGTATCCCAATTAGATTGATTAAGATTTACTTTAGTCCATGTTGTGTTTGATATTGTTTGATCTGTTCCCAATTTCATATAAGCAGATGGGGTATTAGCAGCAAAAGTCTGTGTAAATGTACCACTACCATTAGAGGATATAATATTGTTACCCCCTAAGTCAGTTATTTGATTTGTTTTTAATATGCTCATTTATTATCCTATTAATCTATGTCCTTGAAAAAATGGCCAGTTAAATGTTCTATTTGAACCTGAGTTATGAAAACCATAAACTTCTATGTAATCTCCTTCTGCTAGATTAACAACACAAGAGCCTGTTACTGTGGGAAAATCACCAGAGGCACTTTTTGTGTCAGAGATAAAATTAAAAAAACCATTTGCCATTCCACCACTTGATCCATTTTTATATAGTCTTACTCTCCAGTCTGTAAAAGTAACTCCATTGTCAGGAGTAATTACTAGATTAAAAAAATAATACCCAGCTTTACCACTAGGTACTGTAAACTTATTAGAAGCAAATGCAGTATCTGTATCATAAACTTCATTTTCAAAAACTATTTTTGTATATGAATTATTACCAACAGTTGTACCATTTCCATAAACACTAAACATAGGTGTATTAGCTGGAAAGTTTGTAAGTGTTGCACCTGACTTTAAAGTTATAGTTGATGCGTTACTATCACCAATGGTAACTGTATTTTGACCACTTGGTGCGTCTATTGTTTGTACTTCTATTTTACTCATAATACTACAAATGTACTCCCTGATGGTACTGTTAATGTACCTGATATAGTCAGACTGCCTACTGCCATAGCATTTTTGCCAGATGCAATAGATATGTCTGTAAATGTTTGTGGATTAGTCATAAAGAATGTAGATGATAAACTAGAAGAAGTTATTGTTCCGTCAGTTGGTGTACCGATATCTCTACTATGTCCTAGTACTCTACCACTAAAATTATCTGATGATGCTGGAGGAGAAGTAAATGTTATCTGTGATCCACTAATACTGTATGCAGATGTGTATTGTACAACACCTGATATAGATATGATTGCATTAGCATCTGTTTGTGGGAACACAGCAGTACCACCTGATGTCAGATTAAATGTAACATTAGAAGCATTAAAACCACTAGATATATCATCTAGCTCAATATAGTTTCCTATAGTGGGTTCACGACCTACATAGCTCATTATGCACCTCCTAACTTATATCCACCAAAATAAGTGCATAAATCAGAATGTTCTATTCTATTACCACTACCACTATGTCTTTCTAAAAAGACATAGCCTTCTAAATAATCACTTGATCCATTCATGTCAATTACCATTTCCATACTCATATGTTTTTGATGAACATTACTTGAATTATCTATATCTGTAGCTTGTGAATACATAGATCCATTTTTGTAAATAAGCATCCTTGAGGCATAGAATTGATAATCTCCCATAGCAGGTTGAACACCCAAATAAATAAAATATTTTCCTGCTGTTGTAGGTGTAAAACGATAATTAGTAGTGTGATCGTAGCAACTATCAGAATCTAAAGTTTCAACATTAAATTCTATTTTTGTTGTAGTTGCATTACTTAAACTTTGATCGCCATTTCTATAAGCATGAAAAGCAGGAGTATTGCCTCCAGCATCTGCAAAACTTAAATTACCTGAACTATCTGTTTGTAAAAATTTATCTGTAGCTGGAGCAGTAGATGGGAAAGTAAGTGTATAACTTTGTGATGCACTATGAGGTGGTGATTTTAACTTAATACCATGTGAGTTTACTCTACAATTAAGTTGTAGATACCCATCATTAGATCCGTTATCGCCTTTAACTGTTAGACCAGCAGTAGCATCAG